GTGATGGTGGAAAAACAGCTACTATTACTGGAACTGATACAGATGGAGCCGCTCAAACAGAAGTAATAACTTTAGCAGGATCTGCTACAACAACAGCAGGCACTAAAATATTTTTAACTGTAACTGCAGTTGAAATGAGTGCACAACCAGCAGCTAACATAACAGTCGGTTTTGGATCTTTATGTGGAGCTAAAATTGGTGGTGGCGGAGTATTCGGAAGTTTTAGAACTACATCTGGCGCAGCCGCTGGAACATGTAGCTTTAGAACTAGTGGAACTGCCGGAACTGTAATAGCTACTGATAAATCAAGTGGAACTGCTGGAGGAAACAACGGTCAAGTTTCAGCTTATGGCACAGGAGCAAGATTAGTAAATGGACTATATGTTACTTATACTCTGACTCATTTTATTCAGATAATCGTGTTCTATGCCGGATAGGGGATTAGATGGCAAATACAACATCTGGCTCTTACACATTTGATAAGACTTTTGCAGTAGACGATATCATTGCAGAGGCTTATGAAAGAATTGGATTAGTTGGTTCAGCTGGTCATCAATTATTAAGTGCTAGAAGATCATTAAATATTTTATTTCAAGAGTGGGGAAATAGAGGAATTCATTTCTGGGAAATTGGAAATACTAATATTGATTTAACTGAGGGCACTCAAACATACGATTTTTTTAGAGATAGCGCAGATGGTACAAGTGCAATTACTACACCTGTAAATGGTATATATGGAATAACAGACATACTTTCTGCTTCATATAGAACAGACTACAATACAACTTCACAAACAGATTTACCTTTAACAAAAGTTAGTAGAGATACTTACGCAGCTTTTTCAAATAAAATGGTCAAAGGAACACCCAGTCAATTTTGGGTTCAAAGATTCATAGACAAAACTACAATTACAATTTACCCTACGGCAGCAAGTTCTCAAGCAAGTAATTATATTAACGTTTATTACTTAGCAAGAGTTCAAGATGTTGGAGCTTATACAAATGCAACTGATGCTCCTTATAGATTTGTTCCTTGTATGACAGCAGGTCTGGCATTTTATTTATCTCAAAAATTTGCGCCACAAAGATCACAAGAATTAAAACTATATTACGAAGATGAATTACAAAGAGCTTTACAGGAGGATGGATCATCAGCTAGTGCGTACATAACGCCTAAGACTTATTATCCAAATATATAATGACATTATTAACTAAAGGAATGGGCGCAATTACTAAAATTATTACTAAAAAAGCATCTAGAGCTAAAGGTGAAGCTAAATTAAAAAAGCTTAACAAAAAAGATGAGGCACGATTTCAGGGCGTTTATAGCAAACACATGAAAGCCTTAAAAGCAGTCAATAAACCAGCAGTAAAAGCGCATGGTAAAAGACTAGATGAAATTAAAGCAAGAGTTACAAAAGGTAAAAGTAAAGAAGACATGAAAGATATACTTGCAGCGGGAGAAAAATTAGGAAGAACATTAATTAGAAAACCTAAAGATAGAGTTAAAATGTATGACGATCTACCTGATATAAGACAAAGATTTAGAGGTGCACCAGGTAAACAAAGAAGATTAGTTAAAGGTGAAAAAAACTGGATGAAAAGAGCTGATATTTTACAAAAAGACAGATTAAAAAAATATCCTCCAACAGAAAAAAAATATAAAAAAAAGTATAGGCCACAATAATGGGACAGTTTTCAAAAGGTAAAAATGCATTGATGATTTCAGATCGTTCTGGAGCTGCATTTCCATATGTAGAAATGGTTCAAGAATGGAATGGTCTTTGGGTGCATAATTCTGAATATGAGCCGAAGCAACCTCAAATTAGTCCAAGACCCGTGGGCGCTGATCCACAAGCTTTGCAACATGCAAAACCTGCAAGAACAGAATTTGGTGTAGCAGATGTATTAGAATATAACCCTTTGACAACATATCAAATTGGTTCTCCAATTGTTAATGTTAATTTACCGGGACATGGATATAGCAGTACAGATGTAAAAAGATTTAGAGGACCTTTGGGAGCGGCTGGAGTATTTGGCAATCCAGAAGGAGTTGGTGGCATTACAGGAGCAACGATTGCAAAAGCTGCAGGATATACTATAACAGTAGGTAAATATGTAGATGGTGGTACTGATACAACAGGACCCAATAATACCGGACAGTTTGGTAGAAATTGGTTTTGGTTTAGTGCCGATACAAATGCAACAAGCGTAGAAACAGGAGGAGGGTACCCGATCTCAGTAGGACCGGTTACTTTACAATCATAATGGCTGGAACAGTATTAAAAGTTATACAAAAAGTATTAAAAAAAGTTAAGCCTAAGAAAAAATGGTCTAAGAAAAATGTTGCTATAGGAAAAATAAAAGATCAAAAACTTTATAAAACTTTAGGTAAAGATAAGTATGGAGATATACAAATTATTAATAAAGGCCCTCAAAAAGGATATAGAGTTCCATTAGATAAAAAAGGATTTACTGAAAGAAGACCTTGGGCATCAGATCCAAAATACAAAGCATCTTATGGTGAAAGAATTCCAGCAGGACACTCTGGAGCATCAGTTCCGAAACAAATGAAACAATTTACAAAAAAAGCTCATGGTGGTTTAATTAAAGGTTTTCCTAAAATTGCTAAGAAAGGCTGGAGATAATGGCAGGATATACTTACTCAAACTTAACTGATGATATTAGAACTTGGTCAGAAGTAGACTCTACAGTATTTACTCAAGCAGTTATTAATAGATTTATTGAAAATGCAGAATATAGAATTGCATATGATCTTCCTATGGATTCAGATAGAGTAGAATCAAGCGCGCAATTTGCTCAAAATTTTAATACAATTACTGTACCTGCAGGATGTTTATTTGTAAGAGGAGTTTTAGTTTTTGATTCAACTAGTGATGATACTGTTAAAGGACAATATCTTTTAAAAAGAGATGTTACTTTTATACAAGAATATCAGGGAGAAGCTACGGGACCTAAAGGATCGCAAACTGGTCAAGATGTAAAGGGTCTTCCTAAATATTATGCTATGTTTGGGGGAGCTACAGGAACTACTAGTTCTACTTCAGGAGCTTTATATGTATCTCCTACACCAGATAAGAACTATTTATACACTATTTTTTGGAATAAAATACCACCTTCTTTGGAGACCGATACTTCGGGCACTTATGTAAGTAAATACTTCCCTCAAGGCTTATTATATGCTACTTTAGTCGAAGCATTTACTTTTTTGAAAGGTCCAGCAGACATGTTGACATTATATGAACAAAAGTATAAACAAGAACTAACTAAATTTGCAAGTTTGCAAATTGGGAGACGAAGACGAGACGATTATACAGACGGTACTGTACGTATACCAATCGAGTCACCGCCTCAGTAACAGGAGATAAATTATGGCAATAACATCGGCAATTTGTAATAGTTTCAAACAAGAAATCTTAGTAGAAGGTCACAATTTTACTAATGGTACAGACGCATTTAAATTAGCTTTATACACAAGCTCAGCAACTTTAAGTAAATCAACTACAGCTTACACTGCACCAACAGACGGTACAGCTGATCCAACTAACACTTATGAAGTAAGTTCAACTTCAACAGGATACACAACAGGCGGAAATGCTTTAACAAGTACGACTCCAGTTTTATCTGGTGACACTGCATGTTGTTTATTTGCTAGCACATCATGGGGATCAACAGCATCATTCACAGCAAGAGGATGCTTAATTTATAATTCAACGAATTCAAACAAAGCGGTTTGCGCAATCAACTTCGGTGCAGACAAGACTGTAACAACTGGAACTTTTACAATTCAATTTCCAGCACAAACAGCAGGAAACGCAATCATTCAGATAGCATAAGGAGGTCCACGTGTCAGTTGACTCAGGATGGGGCCGATTAACCTGGGACCAATCTCAATGGGGTGGTGCTACAGTTTTAGCCACTGGTTGGGGTGCTCAATCTTGGAATGATGGTGAGTGGGGAGATCTTTCTGATGCAGTTGTTACTCTTACAGGTCAATCAGCAAGCACTGCGGTTGGAAGTTTAACAGAATTAATAGAAGTAAAACCTGGTTGGGGTACACTTAACTGGGGTGAAAATGGTTGGGGTTCAGTTGAAAGTGCAACTGAAACTTTAACTGGTTTATCAGCTACAACATCTTTAGGAACTTTAACAGAAATACCTGGACAAATAGTTGGTTTAACAGGTCAATCTGCAACTTCTTCTGTAGGTTCACCTAGTATTGATGCAAGTTTAACTCTTTCATTAACAGGTCAACAATTAGTTTCTTCTTTTGGAAATGTTTCTCTTGATGAGCATTCAGTTGGATTAGTAGGTTTATCAGCTACATCAGCTGTGGGAACTTTAAATCCTGCAGATGTCATAGGTATAACTGGTCAATCAGCAAGCACTGCTATAGGCTCTCTAACAACAACTTCTGATCCTATAATGACTTTAGGAGCGCAATCTGCTACTACTACCTTAGGCACTGTAACCGCTTCTCCTGTAACTTTAACTACTTTAACCGGACGAGCAGCTACAACCGCTCAAGGAACGGTTACTACTGTCCAACAAACGAACGCAAGTTTAGTGGGTCTAGGACAGTCTTTAACAGCTACAGTAAATGGACCAGGTTTAATCTTAAAATATTATGGTAGAAAAACACCAAAAGTTACGGGTGGTTATACTAATAAAACACCTAAAGTAACCACTGGATATACTAATAAAACACCTGCATAATTATGTTTGACTTAAAAGTAAATAAACAATATAAACTAACAAACTAGGAGATTTTAACAATGGCATCAACTTATACACCTCTTGGCGTAGAATTAATGGCTACTGGCGAAAACGCCGGTACTTGGGGAACAAAGACTAACACCAATTTAAATATTATAGAACAGATTTCTGGTGGCTATGCTTCTGTTGCCGTTAACAGCACAGGAAATACAAACCTTACAATTACAGATGGAGCAGCTGGTGCAACGGGTGCTGCAAGAGTAATTGAATTAACTGGATCTATTGGTGGAAATATTACTGTATCTATTCCATTAGATATAGAAAATTTTTATATTATTAAAAACTCAACTTCAGGTGGTTACACAGTAGAGTTTCAATATGTGTCTGGTTCAGGTACAAGTTTTACTTGGACAGCTACACAAAAAGATTGGAGAATTTTAGCAGCTAAAGGTGATGATGGAACAAATCCAAACATTGTAGAAGTTTCATTAACAACAAGTCCTGCAGGTTCAACTACACAAGTTCAATATAATAACTCAGGTGCATTTGGTGGGGATGCAAATCTTACTTGGGTAGCATCTGATGGATTAAACATTGGATCACAAAAAGAATTAAGACTACAAGACACAACTGGTGGACAGTACATAGGTCAAAAAGCAGCGGGTACTACAACATCATATACTTTAACATGGCCTGCAGGAGCTGCAGCAGCTAACGATTATGTTTTAAAATCTTCAACAGCTGGAGTTTTATCTTGGGGCGAAGTAACAGGTGGTGCTTCATGGCAAGCCGTTATTACAACAGGGACTACAGCAGCAACAGCTGGTTATGGTTATTTTTGTAATACGACTGGTGGAGTAATAACTTTAACTCTTCCAGCATCTCCAAGTATTGGAGATTTTGTTTCGTTTATAGATTATGCAGGTACTTTTGACTCTAACGCTTTAACTATTGGAAGAAATGGTAAAAAAATACAGGGGGCAACAGCAGATTTGACTGTGTCTACAGAAAGAGCAGCTAACACGTTAGTATTTGTAGACGACACTCAAGGTTGGTTGTTGCAGACTAAATAATGGCTGAGTATAGAGAAATTCAAGGAGCGGCTATACAGTCGCTGGCAAACAATACAGGTACCCTCAAAGGTCAAGTTTGGTATGATACTACTAATTATAAATTTAAAGTAGAATCAGTTTCAACAGCTGGAGCGTGGACTTCAGCTCCAACTATTGGAGCCGCTAGATCAGGTGGTATGATGTTTGCTGCAGGAACGCAAACAGCAACAGTTATAAGTAACGGAGCTACTCCAACTTCGCCTCCTCCAGATTACACACAAAGAACCGATGAGTATAATGGAACTGCATGGTCACAAGGAAATAATTCAACACAACCAGCAGCTAACAGTTTAACTTCAGGTGGAACTGCAACTGCTGGATTAATGGCTGGTGGTTATAGAGGTCCTTTAGGAATGACAAATTATGTAGAAGCTTATGATGGAACTTGTTTTACTGCAGGAACTGCAATGAGTAATTCAAGAGAAGGAGCTGTTGGTGGTGGAACTAACACAGCAATGTTTGTTTCTTCAGGTGGTCCTATTTCAGGAAGTTCACCTACAACAACTGAAGAATGGAATGGATCTTCTTGGGCTAGTAAGGGAGCAATTGGAGCAAGTTTACAAGGCGGAGGTGGTTCTGGAACAACAGCTGCCGGTTTAGTTTTTGGTGGTATGAGAGGATATCCAGGAACAGCTTCGGTAAATGAAACATATGAATATGCAAGTCCAACATGGACGGCTTCAAACAATATGAACACACCTTTAGCATATAGAGCACCTACAATGGCTGGAACTCAAGCCGCTACGGTTGCTGCAGGTGGTAATAACAGGCCGCCAGGTAGTAAAGTTA